GGCCTTGAACCGGCCTACTTCTGTTCGAGTGATCGCGCCGCACATATTCCCGATCATCGGTATGTTGTAGTTCAGCCGTTCGATCAGGTAAATCAGTCGGCAGTTCCCGCTGTTCTCAATAAAACAGGGGCATTGCTTCTCCCAACACATGGAGGGAGTCTGGACGGTCAGGGTCAGGAAGCATATCTTCCCGGTCACGACGAGAGAGGATTTGTCCTCGCGGTCTTGCTCGCTCATAACGCATCCCCTAAGTTCTCGATCTTGATCGGCTTCCAGTTCGGCTCGATCTTCTTGTACTTGCCCTTGATATCAGCCGGGACATCATAGACCGTCTTCCCGCTTCCAGGCTCCATCGTAACCAGAAAGTCCCCGTCCCGGGAAGATACCCTGATCCGACCGGGCATGGTTCGGGCGATATCCTTGATCTCGTCCCGCAGTTCTTCGAGCCGCTTTGCCGCTCTCGGGACTCCGGCCTTGACGAGCGCATCCTGCTCCACCAGCATGGCGAACAGTTCTTCGCTCTCGACCTGCCGAGCCGCGCCGGCCTCAACCGCTCCCTCAACTTCGGGGAAGCAGAAGCCCTTGAACCCGCATTGCCGGCAGACCGTCGCGCCCTCAAGAACCGGCGGGACGTCTTCCTTCTTCACCTTCTCGTTGATCTCTGCCAGCCCGTCTGTGATGTAGTGGTAGTCCCCGGCGTTCCAGTTGATCTCGACGAAATGCCGTTCGCCGCTTTCTTTGTTCTTGAAGAAGAGCATCCCAAGCGGGACGCGCTGTGAAACAAGATAGACTTGCATCTGGTCGGGGTAATGCCTGATCCAAGAAAACGTCGACTTGGTTAGGTCGGGACCGCTCTCGTACTTCTTCACTTCGTGGAACATTACCGCCGAACACGATTTATAGTCGTTCACAACCTCGACCGTGGACGACGCTTCCCCGGTCATGGGGACGGTTTGTTCAAGCGGGAATTCGAGTAGGTCGTCGTATTCGCCTTTCAGGGATACGTCTTTGATGACGAATGACTTCCCCATCGGCGGGAAAGTGATTGAGCCGTCTTCCTGCTTTTCCGCTCCGATTATCTTGACTCCGGACTCAAAGAGATCCCGGCGCATGAGTTCTTCTTGCTTCCGGCCTTCGCGGAAACGGTCTTTTTGTTCCTTCGTCACAACCCGGGCCTCGGGATGAAGACGGGCCAAGACGAGATAGCGAGTGCAATCCCTCAGCCAGCCGACAGAGGAGGAGCGGTTATAGCGAGGGTCCAGAACGTCGAATATGGCGTCGTCCTTCTCGTAATAGGCATCGAGCGCGGTTGCTACCTGGGTGATGATCGGGTTCATTTCGGCGTATCCTTCTGGATCGTGAGATCGAGCAGGTAGATCACTATCTCGCCTTCCTTGGCGGTCAGGTTATCCAAGAGGGTGTCTTTGCCAAACTGCTTTCCGGTTTTCTTGGTCATGCGCTTGGCGACAGCCTCGCGGATATCCGTCCGACCGAGTGCTTCCAACTTTTCGATCATGCCGAGAGCGACAGACTTTGCCTCATCGGACATGGGCGGTTCGACTTCGGCCTGAGTCTGGGCGACGGGGGCGGGATGGGCGGGAGCCTCTTCCTTCACCGCTTCGGGAGCGACCGGGGCAACCTTCTCCTCGGGCTTGACCGGCTCCAACGGCGCTTCCTCGACCTTCTTGACCTTGCCCTTCGGCGCCGGTTTCGGTTCCTTCACAACCTCGCCCTCGATCACGCCCGAGGACTTGACCGGAGGAACGTACTTCTCCGTCTCGACCTTCGGCATATCGACCACCATGACAGCCCCTTCCCCGTCTTCCGCTTCTTCCCGAGACAGCATCCCGAGCGTCGCGCCGGGGTCATAGCCCTTGATCCCGCGAGAGATACACCGGGCCACCAGCATATCCCCGGGGTAGTTCATCCAGTTGTCCTTCTTGGTCAACCCGGCTCTCTGCGCCTCTTGAATCGTGTAGGTGAATGTCTCCGGCTCGCGGCCCGGGAGAGCGAGTTTCAGTTCCGCGACTTCGGCCGTCCGTTTGACCCATTGCGAAGATCCGCCCCGCTGATGGAATAGGGCCAGCATGGTTTTCGACTCGATCACCAGCCGCCCCTTGATGGGGTAGATTGTCCCGAGGGCCATGATCGGCGGGACTCCAAGTTCCCGGCCGGCCTCGATTGAAGCCAGCGCGGAGTATTCGTTCGGGTGATTCGGGAAACAGCCGGCCTTGATATAGGCTCCGGCAAGTTCTCTCATTTGGACCAATCCGGCCGCAAGGGTCGAAATGTCCTCGGCGTTTTTCTTGACGATTGAATCCGAGTTGTTCATGGTTTTTTAAATCTCCTTGATATAAAGTTATATGCAGAAACCAGACAAAAGTAAACCGCCCCGGCCGCAACAGCAAAGGCGACACAGGCGAGAATTTGGATTACGGTCTTCACTTGAACCAGCGTTTCTTGATCCAGGCTTTGAGTTCCCGCCACATGGCGATCAGGGCGACAATGGCGAAAAACCAGAGGGTGGCAAAGATAGTGTAGGGGATCGCTTTCATAATGCCGCGCATTTCAGGGATGGGCGGAGGACGAGGCGGAGATTACACTTGGAGTGCGATGTTACCGCCCCTCCCTTGAAATACTGTACGCGAACATCTTTATCGGCGTACGGGTTCGGCCCCATAACGATTCCCATGTCCCCCGAGTAGATATTCTCGGCGGGCCAATCGTTAATTCTCGCCACAATATCCCCGACCTGAAACTCCCGTTCCTTGAACACTTCGGGACAGAGGGTCTTCAGGACGTCCCGCGCCGTTGAGCATTGTCCCGCCGCCTTCTTCACCGCGCCGACCGTGATCCGAACAACATCTTCGTCTTTCATGTTAGGCTCCTTATAAAAATCGAGTTCTTTCTCTTCCCAAAGGGTGGCTTGTCCGTGAATATTCAATACTCCTGGATTGTCCGGAAAGCGGACGCGGAAGCATTTTAAATTTGGCTCAGCCGTCACGATAATCCCCACCATCCCGGCCTCGGCCCCGTATTCGGGCCAATTACCGTTCGTAAGTGTAACCACCTTGTCTCCGACCTTGAATTTACTCATAATGCCTCCTCATCTTCGCCGGATTCCGCCGCTCGGTCAGGATTATCCACGATTACCGGGGTCAACCCGCGTTCGATATAGCGGTCAATCTCGTCCCTCGACTCGTCGCCGTCGCAGATCACCTCCACGGCCTTCGGCTTGAAGGCCGTTATTACCCCCGCCGTTGCCTTGCCTTGCCCTTTTCCCGGTATGGCGTGTAGGTGGGCCAGGAGAACCCAGGTTTCGCCAACCTTGAAGCCCCCAGGCACAAAAGCAACCCGCCGGGAGATCCCCATTGCCCCCGCTTCGCCCAAAAACTCTTCGGGAGAGTAAAACTTCTCTCCAACCCACAGCAACCCGGCTCGGCCGATGGGAAGGTCATCATCGAGCATACAGCCGGGACAGCCCTCGGCCAGCGATTCCCGGGCGCAGGGCTTTTTCCGGCCCTCGGCAAGCAGTTTGTCGGCGTCTACCCAGACCCATTGGCGCGCCGGCTTGATTCCACAGGCGCAGACCGGGCAGACTTCCAGCGCGATCGGCAGTTTCCCGCATGGCCTGAAGTTGGCCGGTTCCAGGTCTACCAGATATAGCGCACCCGGCTTGTTCCGGTATCCGCACCCGCGGCGACCCTCAACCCTCTGTTGAATCCGTTTGTCCATTTATTTCTTCCCCGTCAAGTTTGTGTTGGATCAGGGTAACTACCTCTATCATCAGATCTCGCCCGTTTTCAGCAAGAAGAAAGCGACGATGCGCCGACTCTCGCCGCGCCTCGGCCAGTCTTAATTCTTCCTTTGCCGTTTCAAGGTCGATTTTAATCTGCTTTAGGCGTTCCGCTTTTTCGTAGCTCATCTGGTTTCCTCCAATACTTCCTCGGCCTGTTTCTTGGCGTCGTAGTCGCCTTGGCGTTGATCGCATTTCTCCGCGATATCCATCCAATCAACGAGAGCCGCGAGGGTGTTTTTGAGAGAGTTTCGGAGTTTGGCTATTTTCAAGTTATTCGATTCGTTTAGCGACAGGAGAAAATCGACCTTTCCCGACGCCGTTTTTCCCGCGATATGGCTTTTTACTTCCGGCGTTTTCATTTACTCGGCTCCATTTTGTAACCCTCGTAACTCAGCGCCCAGAATACGGAGGATGATGTGTTCTGATGCAACCATGACCAGCACTCCGCTTCCGTTCCCGAGAACAGCGCCGGTCCTCCGTCTTTCGTGATCGTGTAGCGGTCGGATTCGGGATAGCCATAAAGCGTACTCATTTTCCCTCTGCCTTTCTCAGCGCTTCCCCGGCTCTCCGCAACTCTTCCTCGCTGACCCCTCTTGAGATCCAGAGCCGAACCCCGGCCTCAAGGTTGTGCAGAGCGTCATACAGATCAGGAGCGGCGGCGATAAGACAGGCGTTTGCCGTCATCCCATCTTCATCCTGGTTCGACACCCGGCAGACTTCGATTGGCTCGTACCCGCCGTTTGAAGTAGGGGGTGAATCAATCGGGATAATGTCTTCGTACTCGTCTTGGACGATCCACGGACCGGGAGTGTGCTTGGTGTCGCTCATGCCGCTATCTCCTTCTTCTCGAACCCCTGGGCCTTGATATTCTTTAGCCATTGCCGAAGGAATGAGTTGAGTTCTTGTTTTAACTTCGGGTAGACCTTTCCCGGCTCGGGGTAAACGACTTGATAAATCCCGAGGCCGTCTTGCTGAAAGGTCAACGCCTCGGCCATCTTCAAATCCACGTTGACCCTGATTTCCATATCAGGATCGGCCATAACGTCTCCGTTCTGGTTGTAGTTGTGAGCCATCGAGAGCCGATCACTCCCGAGGCGGTCAACGTGAAGGGTCATATATGGTTTGTTCTCGATCTTGAGATAGCCTTTCTCTCCGGTCAGAAAGCCGCCGATTCCTCCGGCTTTCGCAAGCAGAGAATCAAGACGCTGGTAAATGTCTTCGTGGACGTTCATCATTCCTCCTCGGACTCGAATCCGTCGAACCATGCGAACCCGTCAGCGTCCGTCCCCTTGGTTTCCGGCTGAACGCAATGAAACCGGGCCGCTCCCATGCTCAAACCCGATTTCATCACTTCGCTTTTCTTGTCGGGGTCCTGGTAATACCGCACGATACGATAGGTTGTAGGCATCTTATCTCCTCAATAATTAAATGCAATCGCTACCGAAAAGTAAACCGCTTTGACCCGTGATCGCCATTGTTTTTGATTCTTTCGGTTCCTCCTTCTGGATCTCCGGCGCCGGCCGCTCGTCTTCCTCTGCCGGCACTCCGCAGAACCCGCAACCGTGAGCCGTGGACATTGTGAAGCCGCAGTCAGGGCAACGGATAATCATCTTGATTCCCCGGCCCTTTCCAGGGCTTCGTCTATAGGGTCAAGGATAGCCGCTTCTTGTTGCGTAAACCATAGCGGGTCATCGGCCTCTAATCCGGCCGCCAACATAGCCCGGGCGTCTCGTAGGGCCTTTGAGAGTACGCATATTTTCAGGTTATTCGATTGGTTCAGCGACAGGAGAAAATCGACCTTTCCCGACGCTGTTTTCCCTTCAATCCGCTGTTTTACTTCGGCCGTTTTCATTATCATCTTACTTCCCCTCGGCCCGGTCAAGGCACGAATAGGCACGGACAACGGCGCAGGTTCCCGCCGTCGTGTCAAATTCCCCGGCCTTGAGGACTTCAAGCAGGCCGCGAAGGGACGCAACCAACTCCTCATGGCAGTTCGCCGCCCGGACTATATAGGCGGCGTTGGCCCGAAGCTCGTCCAAAAAACAGACGGCTGGGAGATTGTCCCCGCTCTGTCCGTAATTGCGAAGCTCTGCGATAACCCCCGAACGATCAACGCTGATAACGCGCTGCGTCCGTCCGTGTTCTTTTTCTTCCACCTTCCACGGCGTAGGCGAGTGTTTTGTTTCGCTCATTTTAGTAATACCTCTCTTCATAGTTCGGTTGGGAGTCTTCAATCCGCATGGCTTCCAAGCAGTTTTCGTTATCGCTGGCGCATTTCGGAGTAACGAAGCATTGAACCTTGCGCGACTTCGGGAAGTAAAGCACCTCCTCCCCCGTCACCGGACGCCCACAGCAGGAACAATTCCCGAATCGGGCGGTAATGACTCGCGGATCGTTACTGTATCTGGGCATCAGACTAGCCCCCCGTGATAGTATATCCGTCCGTTTCTTCCCTTGTGGCACAGTTCCACGTTCCCGTGGTCGTTCACAATGCCCCATACCTCGCCATCTGCCTTGACTTCGCCGGAGTCGGAAACCATCCTTCTTTTCCCGTCCAAGCAGTTGTCTTCCGCTTCCCGCAGTTCTTCCGCGAGTTGTTCGGTTGTTCGTTTCATTTGGTTTTATCTCCTTATTCCGCGACCGGCCTTAAATAAGGGGCCGGTTTCGTCCTTTCGGACTCGTCAGGCGGAAGCCGGGCGCGTCTCTTCGATCGGTTCGCCGAAGTGCGTTTCCAGCGCGGCCTTGAGTTCGTCCCGGTCGGCCTGGGTCAAGGCTTTCGTCTCGGCGTGGAATTCCGTCAGCGTCTCGCCGGGCTTCAAACCGAAGAACTTTTTGAGGGCCATCATGAGTGTCATTTGATCCTCCATGTTTTATTTGCCTTCATCTCTATAATGCAATGGTGCGCCAAAAGTAAACCTCCAAACCGTGAATCATTGCATTTCGTTTCACGGGGCCGGGGAAGAGAGCCAGAAAGCACCCTCTTTTGAGAGCGAAAAACAAGAGAGAAGAGAAAGAGAGTCTTTATCTTCATTGTCTTTCAACTTCTCTCCTTCTTTGAGCCGTTCTCCCGGTACTCCCCTACCTGCCTTTTTCGCCTTCCAACAGGGTATTCTCTGCCGTAGTTGACAATAATCACCGCTTCGTCCTCAATCATTGCAATACAACCACGGGAGCGGGAGTGCATCATTGCATTTCCTTCCTCATCATTGCAGTTGAGCCACAGCCATTGCATTTGACAGGACGGGGCATAGAGAGCCATTGCATTTCATTAAGAGGAAGGAAGCCATTGCAGGCAGAGGAAAGAGAGGGCTTGCCATTGCAGATGGGCGTTGACCCCCTCCCGCTATTGCAGTACAGTAGGCAGGGGGTAGGGGGGGGCATGAGGGAACTCTGGCCGGCGGCCTATGCTACAACGTATCATGTTACCATCTAAATTTCACAAATTCCTGTCCTAATTTTCCGGGATTTTTGGGAATCTTTCAAGGGGACCTGCCGCGGCAAAGGGGGAGGTTTACTTTTCTGGTGGGATTGCATATAGAGGGTGTAGGTAAATTTCGGATGAGGAGAAAACGAAGATGAAAGACGACGAGAAAGAAGTTGAGAAGGGGGAGGGGGAAACGAACGCTCCCGCGGTATTCTTGGGATGGGCGATGTTCAACTACGCGATTTTGATTTATCCTACTCTGCGGCCCACAAGAGACTCCTGCGTCCGCGACTATCTTGAAGGGACAGGGAAAGCAACGATGAATGAATATGCTCCCAACGGTCATGTCAAATGTCACCGGGTGACGATCACGGACAATGGGCTGAAATGAGAATCCCTTTTGCTCGGTGGAACGGGAAGTTGAGGTTGACGGCGTATATGTACGAAGGGAGTGTGAAGGTAGACGGGATGGAGAAGGAGGGGAAATTCACTCTCCCGCAAGTTGAGACGGGGATCCTGCTGATGTTGGCGCAGTTGGGGAGGGAAGCGGAGAATCTGATGGAAGCGAAGCGGCTGGCGACGAGGCCTTGGGTGGAAACCGTCAAGGTAAAAACCACGGTTGCGAACCTTCCCTCTACCGCGGCGCCGGAGGAGGAGAAGTGGGTCAATCCCCCGAAGGCCAGCGTTGACCAGGCGATACCCGGAACTTTTCCAGGCCCAATGCCGAAAGATCCCGGCCATGTATGGGATCCCGCGGCGCCGGAGGAGGAGAAGTGAGTACGAAACCGAAGGTCGAGGAATCGGACTTCTATATCCACCCTTATGACCACGATGCTCATCTGAAGATCCGCGAGGAATATCTCAAGGCGGACGCTTTCCTGGGATACTCAAACCGGCTCATCCGAGAGCAGAGGGAGGCCAATGGTCGGGCCGCGGCGAAGGCGGAAAACGCGAAATGGATTGTTGCCGGGACGGATTATGCCCCTGTCGGCAAACACTACGACTATCTGATCCAAGACGACCTGGTTGAAATCAAAAAGGAGAAACACATGGGAATTATCAGACGGAAGTTGGAACGGTTTGTGAAGGTGATCGTGTTCAGGATCCTCGACAACTGGATCAAGGAAGACCTGCCCTACTGGCTCGGGTCGAAACACTTCATCAGGGCAGATGATCTCGAGCCGATCAAGGCGAAGGTTGCCTACCTGCTGTATGACGCAAAGATCGTTATGACTACTACGCCTGCTCAGGAAGCCGGATATCGGTTCAAGAAGATCGAGACTCCCCGGCCGGCCAAGAAGAAGGGGAAGAAGTGAAATGCCCGGAGTGCGGCGCGGAGACGGTCAGGCAACGGATAGGGGTTGTTTATTTAACTTTACCAGTTTCCGGAGAAGAACGCGATTGGTGTGGTTGTGGATGGCGCGGAGCGTGGGAGAAGTGGACAGACCCGACGCCTGAAGAAGAAATACTGAACCGTTGGCTAGAGGCCAATAAGGTGAAAAAACGAATCAATTCGAGCCGTTATACTCGATGATGGAAGATCTTGGAAGAGGTACGATCATGCACAAACACATTCACGCCGGCTGTTTCACGGTGTGCTTTTGGGTGTTCTCCTGGTTCCCGTTCATACGAATTGGGATCCACCGGGAGAGACGTTCAAAATGCAGGTGAGGAGTCCAGATGAAAAAACAGGGGAGGACGGAAGGGAAGATTCCAACTACCGGAGGCCGGACGTTTCATCCCTGTACCTACTGCGGCGGCTGGTATATGGGAGAAAACAAAGAAGGCGAAACAGATCGGACACAGATAGGGGCGTTTTTGGACGCCGGAGCAATCGTAAGGACGATCTGTGATATGTGCCTGATAAAAGTATTCGACAAAGTTCTTGGGATGAAACAACCGATTGAGAAAGAGGCGGTAAAATGGCCGAAAAAGTAGATATTCACAAACCGTCCACAGGAAATCAACAGGATATCCACAGGTTTTTCCACAGAGATATAAGGCAGAAACGGGAAAAAGTGTCCGGTATTGATACAGGCTTCTTGTTCTTATATCCTAATTCTTCTTATAGTCTTAAAGAGTCTATAGGTTCTTTAGGGAAGGTATAGGTGTTTAACTTGAGCGAAAAAAAGAAACGAAAAGTCTCTCAGACGGCGTTCTTGCTCCAATGTTACGACCGATATTTGAAAAAGATTTACAAAGAAAACGGAACGGTGGCGACATCGGAATTGAGACTGCATTACAAGAAAGTGATCTGGGGATTCATCGAGATCTTTCTGAAGCGGCGCGGGTATGTAATCATCAAGGAGAAAAGAAATGATTGATTGCGCAGAAATACTTAAACTAAAAAACAAATTAGCAGACTGGACTCTTCAGCCGATGGCCGAACTGAAGTGGACCCGTGAAGACGATGAGGCGTATCACGCAATACAGAAGTTTCTCACGCTACGAGAATCTTACGATCGCTCTGTCGACACGATGATTGAACGAACAAGATGTCTTGTGGCGACGATGGGAAATGATTTTATATATAACCCCGCGGCAAGGCTTGCGAGGATTAATGTAATATCCTCACTCGACGACGTGGAAGCCCAGAGAAAAGGAGAATAGAAAACCATGAGAGAAATTAAATTCAGGGCGTGGGATAAGGAAAAGTCCGTCATGGTAACGGACGGAACCTATGACCATTCAAACGGATGGGACGGTGAGTCCTGCTTGGAGTTAAAGTTGGGCTTATCTGGGAATTTATCCGGGTATTCACAAGACGACGGGGGGAAGAATGGACTTTGGGAACATGACGCAGACCTCCGACCGGGGCGCATGGTTCTAATGCAATACACCGGACTAAGGGACAAAAACAATAAGGAGATTTACGAGGGGGATGTTGTTCGTATGCGCGGAGACATTAGGGAGATAGTATTTGGAAAGATCGGGTACGACGGTTCTTGGAACGGATTGACCGGGTTTGGGTTTAAAGATTCCCTCGATTCACACACTAATGACCCATACATGGAAATGTGTTATTACGACTCCCCCGGTGAAATAGAGATTATCGGTAATATCTACCAGAACCCCGAACTCTTGAGCGAGAAGGCATGAATAAACTTGACATTCTCATCTGTGAAGTTTATAGGTATGGTATGTTAAGTCCCGGGGACCGGACTGAACCGAGAAAATCATCCCCCCTTTTTCTCCTCAAATCCAATGGACCAGAATCCGGCCCCGGGCAACTCTTTATGGAGAAATAATTATGCAAGTCAAAATCGTTACGGTGCAAGAACTTTATTCCGAGATCGGATCCGGAGTTGGATTCACTCTCGAACAGTTGAAGGAACAGATGGCCGAGGAAATGGACGAACAGGAACTGCTTCCTGAGTCTCGGCAGAACGGATACTTCATCACTCACCGGGACACCAGGTACAACGTACCCTTGGCCGACCTGCGCGAGTTTTTCAAGACCCACCGCCGGCCTGAAAAAAGAATGTCGGCCGAACAGGAAGCCGAAAAGTACAAGATGCTCTACGATAAATCTCAGAAGGAACTCGAGAGCCTGAAAGGCGTCGTCAGGCCGAAAGAGGAGAAACTTCGCTTCGACGGAGACGATCTCACCGAGGAACCGAAGAAGGATCCCATCGTAGAGTTGAATAACGACGCGGCCGACGCGCTGGCCGAGGAAGTCGGCGGACTCCAAGAACCGAAAGAAGAAGAATCTCTCTAATGCCGAACTCACTCGAACGCCGGGACTTCTACGATCTGTGGAAGAACACCGGCTTCGACCCTGCGCGACGAAACGAATGTCTCGAGAAGGCCGGCTTCGCAAAGTCGACGATCCGGACGATGGGAAAGAAGATCGCGGAGCCTGTGCAGAAAATCGTCTGCCGGGAGATGGACCGCCAGGGCATGACTCTGACCAAGGTAGTCAAGGCCCATAAAGCCCTGCTGACGGCAGACTCCGCGGCCTTCCCGGGCCAGCCGGACAACTCGGCCAGGTACCGAGGCGTAAGGATGGCCTATGAACTTCGGGACGCCTTCCCGAGCCACAAAGTCGACATCAACCAGCGCAATCTCTCTGTGGCGATCTCCGTCGACACTCTCCGGGCCGCGGAAGAAGCGACGGGCGAGAAAATCATCGACCTTATACCCGAAGACGTGATCGAAGTAGAACCCGAGGAGCCTTTGTATCTCGAGGAATCAAATGGCGGCAAAGCGGATAGTAAGAACCAATAATCTCCCTGCCGGCCTTGACCGGATGTATTGGAGAACCAACGCCCGGGATCTGTTTTTTTTCTGCACCGCCATTCTGAAGACCGCCTGGGAAGGCGATAAATTCAACAACTTCGGCCGGATCCATCGGGCCTTATGCTCTTTCATCGACCCAGGGAAGCCAAAGAATCGCCGGATGTTTATCAGTATGTTCCGCGGCTCTTTCAAGTCGACCATCATCCTCGGGATGTGCCTGTATCTCTTCACATGGGCCGTGGTCGAGGGAAAATCGCTTTCGATCGTCTACAACACGGCGACGAAAGAGAACGCTTCCGCCTTCATGGAAGATTTTCGAACAACGCTGATCGAGTGCAAGTTTCTCCAATGGATTTTCCCCGAACTGCCCAATTCCATCGACCAGTTTCAGTCGTGGCATTTATTCCGGCTGGAATACAAGAAAGTCAAATTCCACGTATCCTCGCTCGACACTCAACAGGTCGGGCGCCACTACCAGATCATCATAAACGATGACCTTGTAAACGACACCAACGCCTTCTCCGAGACGGAGCGGAAGAACGTCAAGCGGAAATGGTCGCTTCAGAAGGCCATTCTCACGAAGTATCGGAAATTCGGTATCGCTATGGAGATCGAAGTCGGTACGCCGTATCACAAACACGATCTAGTATCTCACATTATGAAGAACTCGAGGGGCTATGAAAAATTCATTATCCCTTATGCGATTAAAAACAAAGCGGGGAAATTGGTTCTCTCGTTTCCTGAAATGTTTTCATGGGAAGACTTCGAAGAACGCAGAGTCGACATGGGCGAGAGTCTATTCGCCACTCAATATCGACTTTGCGTCCTCGATGAAACCGACAAACTGGCCGATGAGGAGTGGCTTAAAGATTGGGCCGATCTCCCCGACAATTATACCCGATATCTCATTATCGACCCGGCCGGAACTGAAAATAAAAAACGAAATGACCCAACGGGATTTCTCGTATTCGACATTGATGAGCGCGGATACTACTACATCCGTTACTGCGAAGAGTCCTGGCTTCCGCCGGCTAAAGGGTTGAAACACGCGGAATACATCGCCAATCGATTCGGTACGGACGAGAACTATTTCGAGAAAGAGAAGTATTCGATCTCGATTGCCAGCACAGCGGAATACATCACCCCGAGTTTCACCTTCGGCTTGATTGACCACAAGAACGAACCGCCGGAGAAGCGGATTCACCGTCTGAAACAATTCTTTGAGACGGGGCGGATACTGTTCGGACCCGGGCAGGAAGCGTTGAAGCGGCAGATCACGGGGTATCCGGACATCGAACACGACGACTTACTGAACTGTCTCGCCCATGCGATTCGACAGGCGCAACCGCCCAAGAGAGGGCTGAAGAGGGATCACGAAGACGGGAAGGAAAAAGACTTCTGCGACCAGATGGCCGAGGCCCAAGCGAGAATGAAGCGGATCACTCAAGGGCCGTCGATGGACGCCTATTTTTAGGAGGGGAACTTGAAATTATTCAACCGAATGAAAAAAAAAGAGACGTTCGATAAATTATGCGAAACGATATCGAATCTTACGTATGAAATCGCAAAGGCTTCGGAGTTATCGGATAAGAACGACCGCAATACGAAGGACGCGCTTCAACGCTTGACCCTCGAGGTTGCGGAACTCACCGAATCAACGAAGAAGACCAACCGGGCTACGAACGCGGCGGTAGATCGTTCCATCGAAACCACAGACCGCGCAATCGCCACCGTTGATAAACTCAGCGGTGTCCTGGTGAAATATTTCGATGAAGAACTGAAATTCTTCATTCGACAGAAGCAGGAGGCGGAGAAGAAAGAACCCACCGCCGCGGATCTGATTTTCTAAAGGAATCATGGACGAAGAAACCCGGGAAGAAACACCCAAAACAGACGTTTCAAAGTGGCTCAAGATAAACGGCGTTGATAAAACCGAGGAAGACTTTTGCGCCTGGATAAACGGACAGGTCACGGATCATCCGGTCGTAAAACTCTTTCACGGGAAATGGAAAGAACTGATCGCCTGGGAAGCCGGCGACCAATTCTCTCAATGGGACGATCAGAAGTCCCAAGTATCCCCCGTCCACCTGGAATTGAGGAAGGCGCGGATCGTCGTCAACTTTATGAAGCCTTTGCTTGAGACGATCGATTCGAAGTTGAATTTCAGCCATTCGGTGATCGGGACTCCGAACTCCGGAGAGACGAAAGACATCTTCGGCGCCCAGGTGGCGACGAGGCTACTTGCCTTCAACGATGAAGTCAACGACATGGATTCGAAACTGGACATTCTGAAATACGACGTACTACGTCCCGGGATTGGCGTCCTGAAGTGGGTCTGGGACAAGGGCAAGAAGGGGACGATCGCCCCTATGGAAGACGGGAAGCCAAACCGAAAGAAGTCGGCCAAGGAAGACGGCGACGTAGTTTGCGAGAACGTGCCGATATTCAATATCCGTCCGGATCCCACGGCCAAGAGCGTATTCGAACTGCGGTGGGTGATTGAGATCAAGGAAGTGACGAAAGACGCGCTTCTGACCGCCTATCCGAAGGCGAAGGGCTTTCTCCCTGAGATCGAGAACAAGGTTGCCGACGATACGAAGTATGTCGGGATGAACGTCGACCTGCACGAACTCGATCCGAACGAAGAAACCCTGATCCTGAAGGAATTCTGGGAGATCCCGTCGCTGGAATACGAGAACGGACGGAAAATCGTCACCTGCGAGAACAAAGTCCTGTTTGCCGGCGAAAACGACTCTCCGGACTCGGACTTGCCATATTTCTTTTTCTTCTACAAGAAAACGCCCTATTCGCTCTACTGCCAGGGGCCATTGTATTACGTTCAAGACCTTCAGCGGTACACGAACCGGCTCATTTCAATGGCTGCGGAACACGTGGAAGCCTGGAAGCCGAAGATGACGGTAGGCCAGGGAGCCTTGAAACGGGCAAATTCAATGACGCTTCAATCCTGCGAACTGGTCGAAGTGGATTATTCCCGCGGTGAGCCAAAACCAATGGCGATGCCGGTATTGTCGCCTGAAGTGGCGGCCTTGAGGGATTTCCTGATCTCAGCGATCGGGGAAGTCTCGAATATTCACGAAGTGAGTCAGTCGCGGCTTCCGGAGTACGCTTCCCGGGCCTCGGGGAACCTGTATGCGATGATGCTCGAACAGGAGAACATCAAACTTGACCCAATGGTGAGGATGACGAATTCCACGTTCATTGCAATGGACAGATTCAGGCTGAAACTGATGGACAAGCATTACAAACTGCCGCGGCTCGTCAAGATCGTCGGAACGAACCGGGCCTCGTCGGTAGCCTACTACTCGAAGGCCGATTTGAACGGGAATTATGACGTTCACCTGGAAAAAGGCGTTTCCCTGGCTCAATCCTCGTCGACACAGGTCAAACTGATGATGGAAATGTACGCCCAGGGGATCCTGACGCAGACGGACAAGCCGAAGATCCTGAAGATCCTGCACCTTGGAACCGGGGAATTCGACCTGCGGGATGATGTCGTCGACGTCGAAAAGGCGATCAGGGAGAACCAATCCTTCATCGACGGGAATAACGACAAGCCTTGGGATCAGGGCGGGGTATGGTTCTACGGGCATGATGACCACGCGACACACCTTGACTTCCATACGAATCTGATAAAGTCCGAGGAAGCGTCGAAATGGCCCAAGGAGCGGCTTGTGGCGCTCGACCAGCACATTATGATGCACTTCACGGTGTTGGCTCAGATATCGCAGATGCAGGGCGGTCAGGGAGCGGCGCCGGCGCAGTTGACGGCTCCCCAGGTATCGGCCAGCGACACCATTGAAGGCGGCGGCGGGGCGAACGAGCCAAACGGTCAGAACCCGGGGCCAATGCCGACAGTCCCGGGCGAACAAAAGGTTCAGACGGCAGGAGGATCCAAAGTCAATCCCTCGATGTAGGGCTTGACAATGGCAGATAAAAGGCTTATATCCGAAAAGGAGTGAATTAAGTGGAACCAGAAAAGCCGAATCAGGAAGCCATTGCGCCCGAGCCTGTGACGCCTGAAATTCCCAAGAGTGATTTTTTCTCCGGCGGGAAGATGGCAAAGTTTGCCGAACAAGCGGGGATCATCGGAAAAGAAGACGGTGAAGAGACCCCGGTTGAAAAAGCGGCAACTCCGCCGGCCACGAAAGAACCAGTCGAAAAAAAACCCTGTGTGAACTGCGGGGCCGACAAAGACAAGGCAAAGTCCGAAACCCGGACACCGATTGCCACGGTCAAGGTCGGAACCAAAGACGTGAACCTGTACACCCAACAAGAGGTGAACGACCTTTTCGAGAAGATGCAGACGGCGCAACCGAAAGCGTCGGCATCGGACAGGCTGGCAAACGTCCTGAAGACGGTAACGACCCCAGAAGGTACGGCGACCCCGAAAGAGACAGATCCCGACCTTGAAATGGTGGATCCGGCTATCAGGAAACAGTTTGATCGGTACGAAAAGGAAATCGAACGCCTCAAGGGATTCGCTTCAAAATATGAATCCAGGGATCAGGAAGAAGCGGTCAATCGCGCTTCAGCGGAACTCCAAGAAACCGCGCTCTCCGTCAAAAAGGAGAACGCAATCGAGGATATCGTCGACGAAGCGCCGCAGGGATTTGGAAACGTAACTGAAAAATTATTTGCAGGAGCCGTTTCCGTACTCGCCAACGAAGACATCATGCGCGGTCGGCCACAAAAGCCGATCGAGGAATATCTCAAGGCCGCGGGTAAAATGGTCAGTCTGCATCAAACCAGGCTGAAAGGCGGCGGTAGCGATCTGACAAAGATCAAGGCCGATGAGTTACGGGAGAAAAACCCGGGACTCGTTACCGAGATCAGTCAGGCCGCGATTGCCGATTATCTGCGTGAACAAGAAGGAATATCTCCGAACGTAAAGGCGCAAGCCTCGGAAGCGAAAAATCGTGACACGGTTTCCCGCAAAAAGAACGAACCGTCGAAAGGGATCAGCGCGATGTTGGAAGACTTCAAGCGATCCTCTTCAAGTGACGGGTTTGTCGAAGCGGTGAGGGAGAAATCCTCTTCCGCGTAAATTTATACGGAGGAACCATGTCAGTTTATACGTTGACCAATGCGGACCAGACCAAACTCTTCAACGAGTTTGTCATGCCGGGTCTGCACGTTGAAATCAAAGAGAGGGCCAAACTTTATGGCCGTTTCAAATCCAACTCCTCGAAGGTAGCCGGTAAACACACCCTGTTCAAATGTCTGACGGGTGCGACTCCCGGACGCCCGATGGGAAGTTCCACGTTCCCCACGCCGAAACAGGGCGTCTACAATGACTTCCTCGTTTATATGAAGAGGGGTTACGGCGACACCATGCAGTTCGACGGTCTGACCCAGGCCGTTTCGAAAGGCAAGGGCGCGGTGGTTGACATCGTGGAAACCGAAGTCAAGGGTAAGGCGATTGCCGGCGCGAACAAACTGAACAAACAGTTCTGGGGCGACGGTTCGGGCCGACTGGCCCAGGTCGTCGGCGCCGTGTCCAACTCGACGAGCGTAATCGTCGACGGGCCGCTGTTCGGCCAGGACGCGAATTTCCGCACCAATCCGGCCAACTATCTGTTCCAGAAACAGTTGGTCGACATCTACACGACTGCCGGAGTCCTCGAGGAAGAGGATGTCGAAATCTCATCGATTCTCGACAACGAAGACGGAACGGCGACTCTCACGATGTCGACGGCCGTTACCTGCTCGAACAACGCCTACATCTTCGACACCGACACGTATTCGATCGCGGACGGTGCGGGGGTGGGCGTTCCGATGGGATTGAGCGGGATTCTGGGAACCAGCGATATCTACAACGGTATCACGGCCGGTCACTTCCAGAACGTCGACCGGGCGGCCGCGGCCGGCTGGTGGGCGAGAACTCAATCGCTCTCCGCTTCTTCGAACCCGGTTTCGGACGCCTACATTCTGCGACTCCTAATGGAGTGCGAGAAGAACGGCGGACGGACGAAGGCTCTGATTACCAACGAACCGATTTATCGGGCGTGGTATCAGATCATGAAGACGGACAACACGCTGACGAACGAAAAGGCTTTGTGGCAAGGCACCACGGGCATGACGTTCTACGGCGGTCACGCCGGAGCCATTCCGATCATCTACGATTCGGACTGCCCCGACAACAAGATCGTGGCGATGGACGAGGACGTTCTTGAAGTCCACGCGCCCACGACCCACGGGATGCAATGGATCCCCGGGGACAGCGGGATTCTGACCAAGGTTCACGGGAAGGACGAATGGTCGGCGGAGTTGATGTGGTATTACAACTTCGTCTGCACGAATCCCCAGGCGCTCGGACAGTTGACGAGCGTTAAACACGCGGCGGTCTAAGGAGGGATGCCATGCGCCAATCTGCTGACCAAATGGTGGAAAAAATCAAAGTCACGGAACAACTGCAACTCGACGGTTCGTTGTTCTTGGACGGCGACACGAACTCAACGGACGCCAGCGCGATTTCGATCGACCCGATTTACGGGACGACCTGGATCACCACGGCGGCGGCGGAAACGCGAACCCTGGCGAATGGAATCGAAGGCCAGGTGAAATTCATCGCGTGTCTTACCTATGTGGGCGATGCCGTAATTACCCCCGTGAACCTCACGGGAACGTACACGACGATCACCCTGAACCAAGTCGGAGACTCCTGGTTGGGAGTCTTCAAGAACGGCAGTTGGATCACGATCGCGCTTGGCGGATCGGCGGCCTTAGCGTAATCAAAATGGGGGCCGAAGGGTTATCCTAAAGGCCCACGGCCCCCATAATTAAAGCACAATAGGAGAGTGCCATGCCTTTACTGAAAGTCAGACGCGGGACTTCCGGAGTCTTGGAAGTACCCGACAACATCAAATTTCTCGGTAATGTTCAGATGCGCTATGTCTCTCCGTGGGGCAAAGCGTTCTTTGTCGACGGAGTAAGCGGACTCGACACCAACGACGGAACAACTCCGGAACGGGCAATGAAAACGATTCAGGTCGCGGTCACCGCGGCCGGCCGGGGAGACGTGATTTACATCCGTCCTCAGACGTACACCCTCGGAACCGGGTTTGCCCGGTATACCGAAGACGTCATCGTCCCCCTCTTGACGAATGATCTTTCGATCATCGGCGTCACGAACACGATCAGCCCGGAATTCGGAGTGCGGTGGAAGCATGTCGCCACCCCTCTGACGATTTATGCCCCGGGCGTTCACCTGGAGAACATCGGCTTCTTCTGCGAAGGAGCGACCAAGGCGATCGACCTGGCGAACGACGGGAACGTATCCAAGGTCGGATCCTGCGGCTTCACGATGTATAACTGCGCCATCAAGGGCGAGAGGATCTACATCACCGGAGGGGACGGCGTGAGGATTCAGAAGACCTACTTCCACGCCGTTTACGACGGCTCCGTCACCGGCGGGATCACCGCGGTAGGATCTGTTTATCCCGTTCGGCGCCTCACGATTGAGGACTGTATTTTCGCCGGAGGAAACGGAACGGCCGCGGCCACTCAGTTCATCACCCTGACCGGAGCGACGATCACCGAAGCCCTCATCGCTCGGTGTAATTTCGCCACCATCCCCCAGGACGCGAAGTACATC